ATTTCCAGAGAGTTTGGATGAGATTTATAATTTTCAAAAAGATAATCCTGCAATGGATGCACAGTTCAAAGATCAAATGAACTTGTATTCAGATGCTACTCTTTTTATTCTTACAAGTAGTAATACAGCAAACTTTCAAGTAAAGTTTAGAAATATTTTCCCATATACTTTGACAGATCTTCAGTTTGACGCTACCGATAGTGATATTGATTATTTGACTGCAGAGGTAGGTTTCAAGTATACTATCTATGATATAGTAGACAATAGCGGAAACCCATTACACTATGACACTTGATTTGGATACAATCCAAAAAATGTGGGAACAAGATTCTAAGATTGATGTAGACAATCTTCATACTGAATCATTAAATATCCCCAGTTTACACGCAAAGTATTTTGAGATCTACAATAATATTATTCTTCTCAAAAAGAAAGCGGAACAACAAAAGAAAAATATCAGACACGAACGTTACGAGTATTTTAGTGGAAAAGCGGATCCTGATGTTTACATCGAAAATCCATTCCCTAAGAAAATCCGTGATAAAGATACTCTTCAAAAATACTTAGATGCTGATGAGAAATTATCTTCAGTTTCTCTGAAAGTGGAATACTATGACACAATGTTAAATTACTTGGAGAGCATTCTTAAAGTTATTCAAAATAGAACTTATCAAATTAAAAACGCTATCGAATTCATTAGATTTACTGCTGGATTAGGGTAAATAAATATCCATAGATGAATGGATATATGTGATTGATACAACAGCAAATCTTGTTATTTCAAAATCCAACGAAGTATTTCTTAAAGTCAATACAGAACCTCACATAGAATACGAACTTAGAGATCACTTTAAGTTCGAGGTTCCTAATGCAAAATTTATGCCTCAGTACAGAGGAAGGAACTGGAACGGGGAAATTCATTTGTATGATATGAGATCCAAACAGATTTATGTTGGGCTCTTAGATAAGTTAGTATCCTTCTGTAAGCAATATGGATACACTTATAAGTTTGATGATAATAAATTCTATGGGTTACCCTTTGAGATTAATGAAGAGATCTCATATGAGGGTGTGAAAGATTATATGAAATCTATTTGTTCTCATTCTCCACGGGAGTATCAAGTAGAGGGAGTATATGATGCTCTAAGGCATAATAGAAAGCTATTGATAAGCCCCACTGCATCTGGCAAATCACTGATGATTTATTCCCTCGTAAGATATTACGTGGATAAAGGGCAAAAAATTCTTTTAATTGTACCAACGACATCTCTTGTAGAACAGATGTACAAGGACTTTCAGGATTATGGTTGGAATGCTGATTCATATTGTCACAGAATTTATTCGGGTAGAGAAAAGACAAATGAACATGCAGTTACAATTACAACCTGGCAATCTGTCTATAAGTTAGATCGTTCTTTCTTTGAAGACTATGGAGTTATTATAGGTGATGAGGCTCATTTGTTCAAGAGTAAATCTTTGGTACAAATCATGACTAAACTTCATCATGCTAAGTATCGTTTTGGATTCACTGGAACTTTAGACGGAACTCAAACTCACAAATGGGTTCTTGAGGGATTGTTTGGCCCATCATATAAAGTAACCAAAACTTCAGAACTGATGAAACAAGGTCACCTTTCTCAGTTGGATATTCAGTGTCTTGTTCTAAAACACCCACCTCAGAAGTTTGAAACTTATGAAGATGAGATACAGTATTTAATCTCTCACGAACAAAGAAATAAATTTATTACAAACCTTTCTCTTGATTTGAAAGGAAACACTCTTGTTCTGTTTTCACGAGTAGAAACACACGGAGCAATTCTCTATGAGATGATAAATAAAAATAACCGTGAAAATCGTAAAGTATTTTTTGTTCATGGTGGGGTGGATGCTGAAGAACGAGAACTTGTAAGAGAAATTACTGAAAGAGAAAACAACGCAATTATCGTTGCTTCTTACGGAACTTTCTCTACGGGAATTAATATTAAAAGTCTCCATAACGTTATCTTTTCTTCACCCAGTAAATCAAGAGTTAGGAATCTTCAATCAATCGGAAGAGTTCTTAGAAAAGGAAAAAATAAAACTAAAGCAGTTCTCTACGACATCTCTGATGATTGTACAATCCAATCAAGAAAGAACTATACTTTAAATCACTTCATAGAAAGAATTAAAATTTATAATGAAGAACAATTCAATTATGAGATAATCACTATTCAATTAAAGAGTAAATGAATTATTATACCTACGCATATCTTAGAGAAGATGGAACCCCTTACTATATTGGTAAAGGTAAAGGAAATCGTATTCACTCAAAATCCAATAGAGTTTTTAATCCACCACCCAAAGAGAGAAGAATATTTTTAAAACAAAATCTAACTGAAAATCAAGCATTTAGTCATGAAATCTATATGATTGATGTCTTCGGTAGAAAGGATTTGGGAACAGGTATTCTCCACAATAAATCAGATGGTGGTATTGGTGGAGGTGCTATGAAGGGAAAATCTCAAAGTGAAGAAACTAAAATTAAAATTGGTAATGCCAATAGAGGAAGAATTCATTCCAAAAAATCAAGAGAAAATATGAGTAAATCTCATTTAGGAAAACCAAATCCAAAGTCAGGAAGTTCTAGGAAAGGAAAATCATTTTCAGAAGAACATATAAAAAATAAAAGTGAAGCAGCTAAGTTATGGTGGAAGAAGAGAAGGGAGATTCAATCAAATGGGAATTGAAGAAGATTTTTATGCAACACTTAAATTAAAAACTGGAGAGGAGATCTTCGCAAAGGTAGCTGCTACCGAAGAAGATGATAGAACTCTTTTATTATTATCAAATCCAATTATTGTTGCTGAAATAAAAGGAAGAACTGGTGTAATGGGTTACAAGATAGAACCCTGGTTAAAGACAACAACAGAAGATATGTTTATTATCAATATTGATGATGTTCTCACAATGACAGAATCTTCTGATATTGAAATGATTTCTATGTATCAGACTTATTGTAGAGAATCTGATAAAACAAGAAAAAATCAAGCAAAGATCTCTCGTAAGATGGGATATCTTGCTAATGTGAATGATGCTAAAGAGATATTGGAGAAACTCTTTAAAGATAGCTAAAGCCTGATCTTCAAACCCAACAAAGGTATTCTACACAGTATTTGATACCTTGTCAACTATTTAAATAGGTGGTAGAATGTCTACATATTATGAGATAAACTAATGATAACTACAGCAGTCATGACCAAAAGAAAGAGGTCAGAACATTACGTTAACAACAAAGAGTTTCTTGCAGCACTGATTAGATATCGTGAGAATGTTGAAATTTCTTTCATTCAAAAATACGGTAGAGAACCTACCAAAGATGACAGATCTAAGTCTTGGGATACGAAGCCACAAATTCCCAGATATATTGGTGAGTGTTTCTTAAAGATTGCAAATCATTTATCATTCAAACCAAACTTTGTCAACTATATGTTCAAAGATGATATGATTTGTGATGGTATTGAGAATTGTGTTCAGTATATTCACAACTTCAATCCAGAGAAATCTCAGAACCCTTTTGCTTACTTCACTCAGATTATTCACTACGCATTCCTGAGACGCATTCAGAAAGAGAAGAAGCAACTGGAAATCAAAAATAAAATTCTTGAGAGGACAGGGTTTGATCAGGTATTTGACAGTGGTAGTGTTGACGGATCAGACTACTCCGACTATAATTCCATCAAGGATGCAGTTCACTCCAAACTTCGTTATTGAATGAAAGTCGCAATTATTACAGACCAACACTTTGGAGCAAGAAAGAATTCTAAACTCTTTCATGATTATTTCTTAAAGTTCTACAACGACGTATTTTTCCCAACGCTCGAGGAGTATGGGATTACTACTGTTGTAGATATGGGAGATACTTTTGATAGTCGTAAAGGAATTGATTTCTCTGCTTTATCGTGGGCTAAAAATAATTACTACGATCGACTTAATGAAATGGGTGTGAAGGTTCATACGATTGTAGGGAACCACACTGCATATTATAAAAATACAAATCAGGTAAATGCGGTCGATCTACTTCTGCGTGAATATGATAATGTAACTGTATATTCAGAACCAACTGAAGTAATGTTGGGTGAACTCCCAACTCTTTTTATTCCGTGGATCAATCAAGAAAATGAGGAAAGTACTCTCAAACTTATTCAAAAGACAACTTGCTCGTGCTCGATGGGGCACCTTGAACTCCAGGGATTTCGAGTTAATAGCCAAATCGTCATGGATCACGGTCTGGAGAGCAAACTATTTGACAAGTTCTCCCGTGTCTACTCGGGACACTATCACACTCGATCGAACAACGGAACAGTCTTCTACTTAGGAAATCCTTATGAGTTGTACTGGAATGATTTAAATGATACTAGAGGGTTTCATATCTTTGATACTGAAACCCTGACTCATGAACCTGTAAATAATCCTCACAGGATGTTTTACAGTATTTACTATGAGGACACAAACTATCAAACATTTGACACTCGTGAATATCAAAATAAGATTGTCCGAGTGATTGTTCGTAAGAAAACAGACCTTAAGAATTTTGAAAAGTTTATTGATAAACTTTATACTTCTAATGTTGCTGAACTCAAAGTAGTAGAAAACTTCCAAATTCAAGAGAATGAGGAGTTTGAAGCTTTTGAATCAGAAGATACACTTTCTATCCTGAATAGATATGTAGAGGAAGCAGAAATTGGACTGGATAAATCCATCGTTCAGAAACTTATTTCCGAAGTATATCAAGAGGCTTGCGAACTAGTGTAGAATGTTTATCCTAACAATCAGTGGCAGAGAAGACGAGGGAGCTTATTCAGTAGTAAATGAAGATGGAGATCAAGTTCTTTATCTTTTTGAAGAAGAAGACGATGCCGCTCGTTTTGCTATGATGTTAGAAGAAGATGACTATCCTGAAATGCATGTAATGGAAATTGATGATGATTTACTTGTAAGTGTTTGTGAAATGCACGGACATGAGTATGTTATCATTACACCTAATGACATCGTGATTCCCCCCAAAGAAAATGATATTGTTTGAAAAAATCCGTTGGAAGAACTTTCTTTCTACTGGAAACCAATTCACTGAAGTTGAACTGAATAAAAACTCAACCACTTTGATTGTGGGGAATAACGGAGCAGGCAAGAGTACAATTCTTGATGCTCTGTGTTTTGTGTTGTTTGGTAAGGCTTTCCGTAAGATTAACAAGCCTCAACTGGTCAACACTACAAACGAAAAAGATTGTCTTGTAGAAATTGAACTGAAGATTGGTTCTACTGACTGGATGATTCGTCGTGGAATCAAACCAAATATTTTTGAGATCTATCGTAATGGATCTGTTCTAGATCAAAGTTCTTCTGCTATCGATCAACAAAAGTATCTTGAGCAGTCTATTCTCAAGATGAACTATAAGTCATTTACTCAGATTGTGATTCTGGGTAGTAGTAACTTTGTTCCTTTCATGCAACTCTCTGCTGCAAGTCGTAGGGAAGTGATTGAAGATCTTCTGGACATTAAGATCTTCTCTTCCATGAATGTGATCATTAAAGAAAAGATTCGATCACTAAAAGAAGAGATTAAAACTCTTGACCTAAAGAAAGAGTCTCTTAACGATAAAGTTCAAATGCAGAAGAACTTTATCGAGGAGTTGGAGAATCTTGGTAATTCCAATATAAATGCCAATAAAGAAAAGATTGTCAATTTGGATAAGGAAATTGGTGATTATATTAAAGAAAATGAATCTGTAGAAGATCCACTTAGATCACTTATTCAGGAGCAAGATGCAATCACTGGATATGCAGAGAAACTTCGTAAGTTGGGAAATCTTAAGGGAAAAATCTCACAGAAAGTATCTACGATTACTAAAGAACATAAGTTCTTCACCGAGAATACGGTATGCCCTACCTGTACTCAGTCAATTGAGGAAGAGTTTCGGTTAAATAGAATTAAGGACGCTCAAGATAAAGCTAAGGAGTTGCAATCTGGTTATAAAGAACTAGAGGAGGCAATTAAAGAGGAAGAAGATAGAGAGCGTCAATTCAATGAATTATCGAAGGAGATTTCGAAACTAACTAATGTCATTTCTCAAAACAATATTAAGATTAATGGATTACGGAGACAAATCCGAAATCTTGAATCTGAAATTCAAACTCTTACCGAGAACCTTGCAAACAGAAATTCTGAACATGACAAACTAGAAAAATTTAAGAATGATTTAAAATCAGTATATGATGATCTTTCTGGAAAGAAGGATCTGATTCAGTATCATGATTTCTCCTATTCATTATTAAAAGATAGTGGTGTAAAATCCAAAATAATCAAAAAATATCTTCCACTGATTAATCAACAAGTTAATCGGTATCTCCAAATGTTGGATTTCTACATTAACTTCACACTTGATGAGGAGTTTAATGAAACTGTTCAATCTCCTATTCACGAAGATTTCTCTTATTCTTCTTTTAGTGAAGGTGAAAAACAAAGAATCGACTTGGCACTTCTCTTTACCTGGCGTGAGGTTGCCAAGTTCAAAAACTCAACCAATACTAATCTTTTGATTTTGGATGAGGTATTTGATTCTTCACTTGATGGTCTTGGAACTGAAGATTTTATTAAAATCATTCGTTATGTTGTGAAGGATTCTAATGTTTTTATTATCTCTCACAAGGCTGGTATGGAGGACAGATTTGAAAGTGTCATACGGTTCGAAAAAATCAAGGGTTTTAGCCGTATGATGTGATCATACGAAAAGAACTCGATGTCCATCCGTCACGAAATCAAATCTCAACTTGCAAAACTTCTTGCCACTGAGGATTTGGTGGTGGAGCACAAGAAGGTCTCTACTGCTTGCTTTAACGTTCATACTCGTGTTCTGACACTTCCCTTGTGGGAGAAAGCAAGCAATACCGTCTATGACCTTCTGGTGGGTCATGAAGTGGGTCATGCTCTCTTCACACCTGATGAGGATTGGTTAGATAAAGTTAAGGTTCCTCCTCAGTTTGTGAATGTCGTTGAGGATGCTCGTGTTGAGAAACTGATGAAGCGTAAGTATGCTGGACTCGCTAAGACATTCTTTAATGGTTACAAGGAATTGAATGAAGATGACTTCTTTCAGATTGTTGATGAAGATATTTCTAGTTTTAATCTTGCTGATCGTGTAAACCTTTACTTTAAGGTTGGAAATTTTATCACTTTGGATTTCAAGCCAGAAGAACAGGAAATCATCAGTCTGATTTCTGCATCTGAAACTTTTGCTGATGTTCTGATTGCTGCAGAAGAACTTTATAAGTATTGTAAAAAAGAAAAAGAACAACAACAAAAGGTTGTTGACTTTGATTCTCATGAAAAACAAGGAGGTTCTCAGACTCCTGCAAATGAGGTAGTGGAAACTAATGATTCATCTTCTGAGGAAGATGGTGAGGGTAACAAATCCCAACCTAATGAAGATGAAGGTTCCTATGGTGGTACATCTCAGGGAGATCAAACTCCAGTAAATTCTAGTGAAGAGAAAAAAGATCCTGAAGTTCGCACTGCAGATTCACTAGAAGAAAAGATTCGCGACCTTGTTGGGAATGATTCATATGAAAACACTTATGTTGAAATCCCCAAATTGAATCTTAATACAGTGATTGGTAAAAACTATGATGTTCATAAAGAAATTGATCATTCCTTTGAACATCAACAGAATCTTCATAATGAGTATGGTAAAGAAAAAGGATTTACTCCTAAGGATCTTTACAAAGAAACTGATATGGAGTTTAAGAAGTTTAAGTCTTCCGCTCAAAAGGAAGTTAATTATCTGGTAAAGGAGTTTGAGTGTCGTAAATCAGCAGATCAATACGCTCGTGCAACAACTTCTCGCACTGGTGTTCTTGATACTACAAAACTTCACACCTATAAGTATAATGAGGATCTTTTCAAGAAAGTTTCTGTGATCCCTGATGGTAAGAATCATGGTCTGGTATTTGTGCTTGACTGGAGTGGTTCTATGTCAGATGTGATGATTGATACCTGTAAGCAACTCTTCAATCTTGTGTGGTTCTGTAAGAAAGTTTCTATTCCTTTTGAGGTTTATGCTTTCACTAACGAATGGCGTCGTGGAATTTATGATTATGAGACCGATCAGTTTCTTCCTGCCGATCGAACTCCTCATTATGAAAATAAAGAAAGTTTTCTTGTTGTAGATGAAACTTTCTCAATGATGAACATTCTTACTAGTAAGGTTAATGGTAAGGAACTTGAACATCAACTTCTTAATATTTGGCGTCTTGCCTCTTGTTTTGCTCGATATTCTACTTGTCCATATACTTATTCCACTCGTATGTGTCTTTCTGGCACTCCTCTGAATGAGGCATTGATTTCTCTTCATCAGATTCTTCCCAAGTTTCAGAAAGAAAACAAACTCCAGAAGGTTCAGTGTATTGTTCTGACTGATGGTGAAGCGAACCAACTAGTTTATCATAAAGAAGTTCGTCGTTCTTATTCCGATAAACCAGTTCTTGGAACTGGTTATGTTTATCCCAACAACACATTTCTAAGGGATCGTAAACTTGGAACTACCTATCGTGTTGATTATGGGTATCATGGATTCACTGATACTCTACTTCGCAATCTAAAGGATAACTTCCCCTTTACAAACTTTATTGGTATTCGTGTTCTTGAGAACCGTAGTGCCCAAAGGTTCATTGGACTTTATCATTCTCAGGGTGACAAGAATTGGGATAAGATCCAAAGTGATTGGAAAAAGTCAAGGAGTTTCACTATTATCAACTCTGGTTATGATGCATACTTTGGAATGTCTGCAACTGCTCTTGCTCAAGATTCTGAGTTTGAAGTTTCGGATGATGCTACTAAGTCTCAAATCAAAACTGCATTTGTGAAGTCCCTTAAGACTAAGAAACTAAATAAGAAAGTTCTCGGTGAATTTATTTCTTTGGTGGCATGAAACAAAAATTTCCATTTGATCATGTAGTAAAATATGATACCAAAGAAGTTTGGATTAAATGTAATAGTATAACTACTGCTTTAGGTATCCCTGCACTAGTTGAGAAATACTATCCTGGATATACTGGTCACATTGCTAGTTCTGAGTATCTTGAGAAACTCAAGAACCAGTTGGCGAACTGACCACTGGGGGGTCTTGGGACCCCTTTTTTGGTCTATAATGACTATGTTGAAACGAAAAACAAATGGCACTTTCTTCCGACTACATCCGCACTTCTCTTCAATCTCTGTATGGAAGTACAGTTACAAGTGCTGATATTCGCGCATGGTGTGTCATGAATGATGCAAACTATCAGACGGTAACTAAGAAAATTGATGAATTTAAAACTGGTCGTGGTAAATGGAATCTTGAAGTGACACAACAAAAAGTAGAAGAAATTGAACGAACTTTTCAAGCACCTTCTGTGGTTCCTCCTGTAGAACAAAATCTTATTCCTGATAAAGATGATACCTTCGTCCGCTTTGGTAACTTCGCTGATATTAAGAAAATTATTCAGTCCCGTCTCTTTTACCCTACGTTCATTACGGGTCTTTCGGGTAATGGTAAAACGTTCTCTGTGGAGCAAGCGTGTGCTCAACTTAATCGTGAACTAATCCGTGTAAACATTACTATTGAAACTGATGAAGACGATCTTATCGGGGGTTTCCGCCTTGTTGATGGGAATACTGCTTGGCACAACGGTCCCGTCATTGAGGCACTGGAGCGAGGAGCAATCCTGCTTCTTGACGAAATCGACCTCGCTAGCAACAAGATTCTGTGCCTTCAATCCATCCTTGAAGGAAAAGGTGTCTTCTTGAAAAAGATTGGTCGTTGGATTAAACCCGCCAATGGTTTCAATGTGATTGCTACCGCAAACACCAAGGGTAAGGGTTCAGATGATGGTCGATTTATTGGCACTAATGTTCTCAACGAAGCATTCCTTGAGCGTTTCCCTGTGACCTTTGAACAGTCCTATCCTAACCCCTCAACCGAACAGAAGATCCTGGAGGGCGTTGCTCTGGATCTCGGAGTGGAAGACCTAGAGTTCTGTAAGCGTCTTGTGGACTGGGCAGATATCATCCGTAAGACCTTCTACGATGGTGGTATTGAGGAAATTATCAGCACCCGTCGTTTGGTTCATATCGTTCGTGCATACAGTATATTTGGTAACAAAGCAAAGGCAATCGATGTTTGTACCGCACGATTTGATGATGAAACCAAGACTGCTTTTATTGAACTGTATGATAAGGTAGATGTTGATTTTCAACTTCCCGTTGACGAATCAGAATCGAACTGATAGAATATGAAGAGGTAAAACTATCTTCTTTTTATTATGGATGAGTATCCTTACGGAACTGAATATTTGTTCTCAATTAATGCAAATGATATGATTGATATTGAAAAAAATCCTTTGAGTATGACTGAACCTACTAATCATCTTTGGAAGTACAATGAAGATAAAATTCTGAAAGATATTCAGGATTATGTAACTGGGACTTATAAGAGTCATTATTGTGGACAGGAAGCAAACTACAAAGACATTCAGACAATTGATCTGATGGCTGCTAAGGAACTTGCAGCAAACTTCTGTCAAGCAAACATTCTGAAGTATGGAAGTCGTTATGGTCAGAAGGATGGTCGAAATAAGATTGACCTTCTGAAAGTTATCCATTATGCTATGCTTCTCCTTCATTTTGATGGACATTATTCCCGAACTAATAATGGTCTGACTGAATTCCGTTGATTATGAAAATCCAAGACAAAACTATGAAACTCTCTGACAAAACTCTGACTCTGCTGAAGAACTTCTCTTCCATCAATCAATCCATCTTGTTTAAGGAAGGAAACACTCTTCGTACTATTTCTGTAATGAAGAACATTCTTGCAGAAGCAAACATTGAAGAAGAACTTCCCAAGGATTTTGGTATCTATGATTTGAACCAGTTCCTGAACGGTCTCAATCTCCATCAGAACGCAGAACTTGATTTCCAGAACGATGGTTATGTCGTTATCAAAGAGGGTAAGTCACGTTCTAAGTATTTCTTTGCTGACCCTAACGTAATTATCACTCCTCCTGATAAAGAAATCTCTCTTCCTTCTGAAGATGTTTGTTTCATTCTTGATACCAAAGAACTTGATAAACTCCTTAAGGCTGCTGCTGTTTATCAACTTCCTGACCTGTCTGTGGTTGGTGAAGCAGGTGTTGTGAAACTCGTTGTTCGGGATAAGAAGAACGATACATCCAATGATTTCTCTGTGGTTGTTGGTGAAACTGATGAAACATTCTCCTTTAACTTTAAGGTGGAGAACATCAAGATTCTTCC